TTGCCTCAAAAAATGTAGCCTTCCTTCAAAATTTTTAATTATCTACAGAAATTAATCATATCAGCGACACGGCACCCCGAAAAAAATTTCAAATTTTTGGAGCCAAGAGATGGGCCTTCCTCGCCCCGCTTTTCGACCCCTCCAGACAGTACCTACCACGCCTGAAAACTTTTAAGGTCCCGTGCCCCTGTGCCCTGTGCAATAAAACAGGGAAGCTTGCATCCCCGTGTGCACACTTCCCATCTTTTTATTCCTGTTATTTAAAAGCAGAGAGCTGATTGATTCTATCTTTAGAGGAGAATGCGCAAAATAATAGTAATTGGCTTTTATGGACTCAGCATCGCTCTCTGCTTTTATGCAATTAATAAACCTCTGCAGCTCCCAAGCAATAGCTGCAGAGGTGGTAACGATAAGCCCTGTCAGCCTCCTCGGCTGCACGGACATGATGAAGAGGCATGCAGCGGGCTCTGGCCCGACTCTTCCCTCAATCTGTAATTGCACTCGGCGGCCACATCTACATGCCTCATCCAGTAAATTTACGTGACGCCTCTTTGGCATCTACAATGCACCCATCCAATAAACATCTGCATGCCTCATCCAGTAAATTTACGTGACGCAGCCGCATCTTAGATATTGTGCGGGAAGCCATGTCACAAGCAAACTCGTTAAAAACATGAACAATGGCCGCATCTTAGATATTGTGCAGGAAGCCAGGTTGCCGTTGCTCCGACTCTCTGACATGTCAGGCAGGTCTTTCGGCCTGCCTTAATTCGAAAGGAGGTATCAAATGAAAAACAATGACAAAGAAAACACCGAATCTCTCTTACCCTCTCGCCCCACTTTACACTATATAGCGGAGGTACCCGGCAATGGGAGGAAAAAGTTCAGACTTCCGGAAAAAGTTTTCCCATTACCTGGCTATGCCTCCATCTTGCCGTGCGCTCCCCCACATGCAGGAGTGATGCTACCTCCTCCCAGGTATAGCAGTAGATATACCTGTAGTCTAAGAGCTCCCGCTCCTCCAGTGTCAAATCGCACGAAGCGAAAAACTGGCTGGCGCTTTTCCTCATCTGGTCAAGCTCCTTCCTCTCCCCGGCCACCTCCCGCTCCAGGTCGATGATGCTGTCAGACAAAACCATCGACCGGTCAATCGCTGATGTCTGCACCCTCTCGGATGTCTGCATTGCTGGGACAGATGTGCTCTTTTGTTTTAAATACCGCAGCCGGTCCAGGTGCTTGCTGATCTTAACGGCCGCTGCGGGTATTGCTCTGATCTCTTCCTGTGTCACCTCATCACCTCACTTTTTTAACTGCCACCCCGTATTGCTGATATGGCTGTGCGTCCAATTAAAATTACATTATGCATTTTCGCTATCTCTTAGCAGCCTTTCTATTTCTGTGAGCGTGTACTCTTTATCCGGTTCCATCTTCTTTGCCGCCTGCGCCAGTCTTTTCAAGAAATTACCATTGAATGAAACCGCAGGTTCGCAGTCATCGCCTTCCGATTCAGCCCGTCGTGATTCCTTATGGATTGTAGTAAATCCATTGCACAACCACTTGCGTAATTCTAATGCGCAATCTTGTGTGTCGATATAATCACATTCATTTAATTTTGCAACCTCGCATTTATCACAATCTGTCACATACCCAAGTATCTTAGCTAAATTATCCACGCAATAAAGTTCTTCGGGATTGTTTTTGAAATAATTCTCCCACAGGTTAAAGCACTTTTGCGTTTTTTTAATCGATGAATAAGAATCCCTTTTTTTATTAAAACAATCTGATTCATCACAGTTCCCAATAAATGGACACCAATAACAGTAACTTGTTCTTGAAATAAACGCCGCCGCCGCCTTTGGATTGTGTCTGTAAGCATCAAAATTAATCATCGTCTCACTCCTTTTTCATCGTTAACTTCCTCTTTCGTCTGCTTCTTCCTCGGCTTCTGTCGCTTCGGCATGGAGCCCGGAAAGCTCCCAGTTGATGTAGACCATCGCCTTCTGGAGATCCTCGGCCCCGCCTTTTTTGTCTGCCCGGATCAGGTACTTCAGGGCATTCCCCCGGCAGAATTTCCGGAAGCCCTCCGGACCCAGCACGGCCCGGACTACATCGATCGACTCTACCGGGAGCCCCGGCAAATCATAATGCGCCGGGTGATTTACTCTATCCCTCATGTCTTCCTTACTTTCTGTCTCTTCTACTTTCATAGCTGTCCTCTCTTTCGTCTTCTCATCACATCTGCAACATACGCATCATATTCATTCCTGTGTCGCTGCCCGGCTCGGCGCTCCTCACGCCACCGGAGATACCGCTCACAGGTATCGTGGCAATTCGGGTCGACCCGTTTCCCCAGCCACCAGTTACAGTCGCCGCATGGCGGATATTTCATTTCGTATCACCTTCCTGGTTTCGCGCTGGGAACGCCTCCGGATGTCTTCTCCGGTACTTGCGCAATGTTCAATATCCTGTTCCGGATGTGCGGATGGCAACTGCCTTAATTCCGCATCATACTGCATCGCATCTACGGCTATTGTGGGATGGTATTTCTCCCATAAATCAATTGCCGCCTGTCTGCTGATTAAATCATTCATTCTTCGTCCCCCCAATGTGCATTCAACTTATCCATAATGCGGTTATATTCTCCATCAGTTACCACATTATCCATCCACATTCTCAGCATTGCATTTGCGCAGTCACGATATTCTATCGGTTTGATTTCTGGCTGTGCGGATGGCAATTCACAGAAATATTTTCTCCACTTCTCGTATTGATAACCATATCCGTCCGCGACTTCAGACTCGATTTCATCAAGCGCATCAATCGCCGCCTGTCTGCTAATCAGGTCATCCACCAAGGTCTTTCCCCCTTTCCATATATCTCCTCGTACAACTTTTCCATATAGTATCTTATGGCTATCACTCCCCCTGTTGCTGTATGCACGCTGATGTTCTTGTAGATATGGTACAAGCAATCGTCTATGACATCTCTGTCTGGCTGTGCGGATGGCAATGATTCAAACATTGCTTTGGCCAATGCTTTATCCCACTCTTTCCCCCACGCCGCATGTTCAAGTTCATCAATCGCCGCCTGTCTGCTGATAACATCATCCATTCTGTTCTCCTCTCATATCTGCTCCATGCCTGATAAATGGCACCCCATCCCAATCAAAGCCATCATCAAATGCCCACTTCAATTCCCAGAAGGAAACGAAATTATCACAGTAACAGAAATTCGGTCTGTTTCCATGTGGCATCTTTTCCTCAAGTTTCTCCCATGGTACGTATTCAACCGATGCCCATCCCCATGCTCCGTGTTCCTGTTTAACGACCCCTTCAACGCCAAGAAGATATATTGTGTCACCTTCCATCAGCTTTTCGCCATAGATGCTGTTATCATCCTGCGGTTCGCTCCATAATCCGCTCCACCGCCCTGTCCGCTGTGGCTGTGCAGATGGTACTGCCAAAAGTGTTCTCTCAACATAACCGACCGTTACAAATTCATGATTTTCCCGAAACCACGAATCATTATGAGGCTTTAATAAAATATCTTCGTGAATTGCATCAATCGCCGCCTGTCTGCCAATCAAGTCACTCATCCTGTTCACCTCTCATATCCGCTCCGCACATCGGGCAGAAGTTTGTCCCTCTCCATCCTATTTTTCGCCTGCACCCACAGGCAGAGCAGTTTTCCTCGATATAATCGTATTCCTGCTCATCGTCCTTGTGATGCTTGATGGTTTGCACCCACTTCCCCTTCTTCCTCTCAGGCTGTGCGGATGGCAACCGTTCGGAATTTCCTAACTGTTCAAGCGATTCAAACGCTTTTCTTACAGCAATAATGAGCGAATCCCTTTCTGTCGTCCTGTTTGCCAGAACATCATCCAGTATTCTACATACCTTGTTGCACTGTTCTTTTCTAATACTCATCCTGCTCACCTTCCCTCATGTCTGCGCCGCACCACGGGCAGTAAGAGTATTCACCGTCTACCCACGCATGGCATTCTGAGCAGTTATATCCTTCCGTAAGGGTTAAGGTATCTCCCCATCTATCAATCTTCGGTTCCCACCTTCCCCGCATCCTCTGGGGCTGTGCGGATGGAATTGCTTCCACATATCCGATTGCCGCTTCAACGCCTTTTATCTGTTCTGCCATCACAGGATATTTCTTCCATGCGGCTACAAGTTCTTTCAAATCACTCAAAAGTCTTTGTCTACTCACCGCATCCTCGCACGGTTCTGGCTGTGCGGAGGGCAACTCTTTAATAACCTCTGCGCTGTCAATTCCACAATTAGGGTCTCGTTCTATAAGCGCATCTATCGCCGCCTGTCTATCAATCAGTCTCGCCATGTTCACCTCCCGTTTTTTACTCATACAAAGGTCATACATAAAGTTATCCTGTACCAGCCATTCCGTAATTGTATCAACGCAACGTCCCCCATCTTCAAGACATGTATCCATTACCGGGCAAATATCGCAGGCCCCGCTGATTGCACGGTCAATTTCTTTCGCCATGCGATTCAGCGAATATCGGTTAGCCGTCTTGAATTTCTCATCCCAGTCAAATCCGCATCCCGTTGATCTGTCCACACAATCACACTCTTCAAAAGATCTCATGCCGCACCACCCACACGGGAACCCGTTAAACTTACTATTAAAAAATGCTGCAAGCATTCCGGGCTGTTTAAGCACTTCGTAGTTAGTCATTTATCATCACCCCAGCACGTTCTTCCCTCTTCAACGCATCTCTGCGCCGTACGAACTTCTTATAGTCATCTGCATAATCAAGCCACTTGCTACAATCCCTGTAGCAGTGCCAATACACACGCTCCCTGCGGCAGTCCATACATGGCGGAGTCGGCGGCACCAGATTGTATTCACTGTGTTTTCTTATTTCCAACATTTTCTCCTTTCAAAAGCTATTTCAGTGCAGCATCCAAGATCTTTTTCACCGCTTTGTTTGCACATTCGCGACTCGCGCGCGCAACAATCATATCAACGATTCGATCCTTATCTGCATAAATAATTTTCCGAATCTGTTCTGCAACAATGCGGTCTACTTTTCTCCTTTCCGGAGAAAATTCTCGAATATAGCATTTCGCCATCTCCTCATAAATTTCTTTTTTGAGTTCTTCCTCGTTGAGCTCGATCTCGATTTTCATCATTTTCTCCTTTCATTCTCTCTAAAAAGACGGTCTCTCCTAAAAATGTCGGTCAGGATGTCCTCTTTGCTTTTAAGTAATTGATCAGTGCATTTTGCTTTACATTTTTCCCCTCCAAAGCCTGTACGACTGCCTCATCCACGGTGCCTTTTGCAATCAGCCGGTATATCAGGACAGGCATTTCCTGCCCCTGACGGTACAGTCTCGCGTTAGCCTGCTGATAAAGCTCCAGGCTCCAGGTAAGCCCGAACCACACAATGATATGCCCGCCGTCCTGAAGATTCAGGCCGTGACCGATTGATGCCGGATGTGCGATCAAAAGCTTGATCCTTCCCTCGTTCCAATCTTGGATATCTTTCTGGCTGTTGATCGTCCGTGGGCCATAGCTTTTAAACTTTTTCTTCAGCCTCGCCATGTCATGTCGGTAGCTGACGAACACCAGCACCGGATCACCCTGTGCGGCTTCCAGAATTTCAGACAGCGCCTCGATCTTTGCATCATGTAGATGCGTAACTCCTCCTCCATCATCATAGACAGCGCCGTTGGACAGCTGCAGAAGCTTGCCCGTGACAGTGGCCGCCTGGAAGGCCGAGATCTCGGAGCCGTCAAGCTCCAGGATCTTCTCCCTTTCCATCTGCTTATAGCTTTCCATCGCATCCTCCGGAAGCGTAATCGGAAGATCAATCACCCGCTTATCTGGAAGATCCAGATAGTCGCTGGTCTTCATGCTGACGCAGATATCGGACAGCTTTTTCTGGATCTCTTCCGCAGCGCCTGGAAGAAGTGACCAGTCATACACGATGTATCCGTTATGTCTTCCCGGGCGGAAATACTTACTCCGGTAGGAAGTGATCGTCTTTCCAAGGCGCTCTCCTCTGTCCAGCAGATAAACTTCAGGCCACAGATCCATATAACCGTTAGGCGCAGGTGTTCCGGTCAGGCCGACAACTCTTCTGATCAGAGGCCGGACCGCTCGAAGCGCCCGGAAGCGTTTTGCTCTCGGGTTCTTGAAACTGGAGAGCTCATCGATCACCAGCATGTCAAAGGGCCAGCCTTTTTTCCTATCGCTCAGATAATGCACAAGCCAGTCAACGTTCTCCCGATTGATCACGTAGATATCCGCATCCTTCGTCAGCGCTGCCTTCCGCTCTTTCGCAGGACCAAGGATCCGCTGAACCTTCAGGTCCTTTAAATGGTCCCATTTATCTTTTTCTCGGGTCCAGGTATCCAGGGCCACACGAAGTGGCGCCACAACCAGGACTCTGCTGATCTCAAAGGTCTCATACATCAGCTTCTTTATGGCTGTAAGTGTGCAGACCGTTTTTCCAAGGCCCATGCCAAGCAGCAGGCCGCAGCAAGGCTTATTCAGGATAGTATCTATCGCGTACTGCTGATAAGGGTAGGGCTTAAACTCCATCACTGACCCCTTCCGTTAATTTCCGGACGGAGCTGTCGATCGATGAAGATTCTCGCTCCATCCATCCCGTAGACCACGAAGGTCTTTGCCTTGCATCTATCCAGACGTTCATGCTGCCTCTGCTGCTGAGGCGAAAGTCTTCCAACCGCATCTTTCAGCTCAACAAACCACACCCGGCCATCGGGAAGGACCAGAAGACGATCCGGCACTCCCGCATTTCCCGGTGAAACAAACTTATAATACAGGCATCCGAGTTGTCTGACTTTATTTCCGAGCCACTGCTCAACATAACCTTCCTCTCTCAACTTAAATCCTCCCTTTCTCAAGCCTGCCTTTCCTGTGAAGCCCTGAAACCAGAGTTTGTCCAAAACTATATACACTTTTCAGTTATGTGTTGATTTTCTTCACATAAGGCGTTTTATGTGATGGTTATGTGTACGCGCGTATATATAGTGTTTTTTATATATTTATAGGTAATTTTGGTTTCACTGGTTTCAGCACCTTTCTAATGGCTAAATTTCAACGCTTTCGACTGAAACCAGAACTGTTGCGCTCTGGTTTCGCTGGTTTCACTGGTTTCAGATGAAACCAGATTGAAACCAGCTTGAAACTAACGAAACCTATTTTTTTATTCCGCTGGTTTCACCCGCATCCAGTATTTCTGGTATCCGTATATCGGGAATCTCCGGCCCTTACCTGTATTTTTCCACTCCGGCAGTTTGGAAATTATTGACGTAAGTGCATAACTGTCTGCTCTGGTCATACGGCTCATCAGCTGTCCGAGGGCCTCAGTCCATATCTCCTGCATGCAGATATACTGTCTCGGCTTTGTGTCCGGCATCACCGGATTATCAATCTGGAAGTCGTCCTCGACGCTCTTTCCCTCCTCTTTTTCAAACGCATCCAGGATGTCATCATCCAGGTGGTCGCTGATGTACTCAAGTCTTCGGTCCAGATCATAGGTGTCCCAGTCTGCTGGAAGATCCATATCTAAGTACGCACGGATTCTTCCTTCTCTCGGGTCAAACTCAACGGAGTCTTTCTGCATCTGTACTGCCGTTTCTGCGTCATCTCCGGTCAGGATCAGCTCCTCGTCCTTTTCGAGGATCAGAACCTCTGCCCAGATCTGATCGATCTCTTCCTGCGTGATCTTGTACGGCGGGTACTCCGGATTCCCGTAAACCCTCACCGGCCAGAATCTTCTTCCTCCGGTGATATCCCGGAGGAATCCATCCTCGGCATTCGTGGTGCCAATGAAGATGCACTGCCTTGGATGGCTCTCCACCCGCTTTCCATAACTTGCGCGGTACTTGTCATCCGTGCGGCTTAGGAATGACTTCAGCGTTTCCACGTCCATTTTCCGCATGCCGGAAAGCTCTGGTATTTCGATAATCCATTCGCCCTGCAGCTTTTCTGCTGCTGTTTTATCCCTGGTATCCGACAGGCTCAGGTTGTCCGTGAACCACTCGCCGCCGAGTTTTGCGGCTATGGTGCTCTTTCCGATGCCCTGGGGGCCTACCAGTACAAGCGTATAGTCAAATTTGATTCCAGGGTGATATATCCTTCGCACAGCTGCGCAGAGTGTCTTCCTCGTGACTGCCCGCGTGTAGCTGCTGTCCTCGGCCCCTAAATACTTGATCAGGAGCGTCTCAACTCTCGGTACGCCATCCCACTTTGGCAGGCGCTTAAGGTACTCTTTGACCGGATGGAATTTCTGGCTGTCTGTGCAGTCTGTCAGGGCCGTGCTGACTTTCGTGTGTGCAAACTCTGCGTAATTCTTCGCCATGTAGACCTCAAGATGTGCGTCGTCTGCGTCTCTCCAGTACTGCTCATGTTCCCAGGGCACCTCTCCGGTGATCTCGATCTGCCCCCGGAAAGCGTTGTATCTGATCGACCGAAAGATCGGGTCATTGCTCATGATGATCTTGGCATTGTTCAGCGTCGGCTGAACTCCTGCCTTGCCCTGTGAGAGCTTGCGCGTCCATGAGCGGTCCTCTTCATCTTTCTCATTCAGCTCTTCGCTGAAGTCTTCATTGACTTCTTCCTGCCGATCTTTGATCCTCTGCATTTTGCATCGGTCATCGTTATAGCAGAATTCTGTCATCGCTTTAAAGCTCGGGAGTTCTCTTGGATCCGTGTCGTCCAGGAGGACTCTGTTTTTATCCTTGTCTCCGAAAAGGTGGATCCTTACCAGATCAAAGGCGTTGCAGTCCTGCCCGCTCGCAGGATCTGTCCCATGATTGGAGTAGGCAAACTTGTCATCGTAGATAACCAGTCCCGCGGTAGTTGATCCGGGGATATATGTCCAGCGATCATCCTTTCCAGTTGGCGCATACACCTCGGGGAGATGGGTTTCAATTGCTTCCTGGATTGGGTAATACGCCCGGCAAAACGCTCCGACGATTCCCTTTTTGAGGAGCGGATCGCTCTGCTTTTCTCCAATCTTATGCGACCGCTTTTTCGCTGTTCTCTCCGACTCCGGCCAAAAGGATTCGTCCTTCCAGTCTTCATAAAGAGCAAGTACATCGTCCGCATTAAGAAACGGAGCATCTGTGTATTCAAACGCATAGGGTGCGTCTGCCGGGTGTGAAGGCCAGTACATAAGACGATTGGTCTCATAGGTCGTGTCATCAAACTCTTCAATGCCGATCTGCTCTGCTACCTTGCGGCTGATCGCTCCGTATTCGTCCGGGGTGATGTCCCGGTTAAGCGGGATCAGCAGGCGGTATCTTTGATGATCCGGGCGATGGCTGTGGGTGCTGTAGACGCACCAGGCAAAGTCACTGGTCATCCGGATATCGTCCAGGAAGGACTCTGACGGATAGTCTGCGTCCAGAGTCAGAATGCTGCGCACTCCGACTCTTTCGATCTTGCGTCTTCCGCCTTTGAGTGACCCTCCGACGAATCCGCCGATGTCTTTGGTATTGTCCTTCTGGGCCTTATTAAAGGCACTGTACTCCGCCATGCTCTCCGGCGTTACTGTAGGAGATTCGAGCTTCTTGACCAGCTCGCTCCAGTAGACTTCTTTGTTCTTCCAGACCTTGGAGTTACAGCTCTGCCCCACTGCGATGCTGATCTTCCGGTCATGCTTTAACCGGATTCTGTGATCATCTAAGTTAACGACGTTCTCATTCAAGCTCTTCCCTCCTTTCCTTTAGTCTTTTTTGTAATAATCTGTGACATAGCCGTCTCCTTTAAGCGGCAGTCCTGGCGCCCAGGGAATTGGCTGCGCCATAATGGCGTTGACCTTTTCCAGAGCGCCTTTGTCTTCTTTCGGGCAGTCAATGATCATCTCATCATGGATATGCATGACAATGTCATATCCTGCCTCCGTTACCCGCAGCATGGTGAGCCCCAGACAGTCCCGGGCAAAAGCCTGCGTGATGTTCTCTACAAGCTTTCCGCCGTAAGTTTCTAAGTCCTGCCATTTGCGTGTTTTCTGATTCTGACCTTTGTAGATCAGGTTTCCAGCCTTGTCACCTGGCCGTGGGTCTATATAGAAGAGTCTGCGTCCGCTTGGCAGTTTGATGGAAAGGAAGCTGATAACATCATCCACAGTCTTGCAGTCAAAGCGAAGTGCGGACCTGCCATGCGCCAGGGGGAACACTTGACTTCTTCCGGTTCTCACACTCTTCAGCGCGGCGGTCTCAATATCTTTCCAGAGCTTCAGTGTTTTCGGGCGGGACTTTCTCCAGCGGTCCAGTATGGATGGGAGCTCATCCTCAGAGAGCCCCATCTTAAGGGCGCCCATGTTGATCAGCGCAACGATTCCTCCCTGATAGCCACATGCCAGCGTAGTGACCTTCCCTTTCTGTCTTAACTCGCCATTGATTCCGTGCTTTACCACGGGCACTCCAAACATCTGACTGGCCGTCGCGCAGTAGATGTCTCCGCCTTTGCGGAAAACATCCAGCACCCAGTCCTCTCCTGCGAGCCATGCAAGCACACGGGCTTCAATTGCGGAGAAGTCGGAAACAACGAAGGTTCTTCCTTCTGACGGGATAAAGGCCGTACGCACCAGCTGACTCATCGTGTCCGGTACGGATCCGTAGAGCATATCGATCATCTCCGTGTCGCCTTCCTTGGCAAGCTGGCGGGCGACGTTCAGATCAGGGATATGATTCTGCGGAAGGTTCTGCAGCTGCAGCCCCTTTCCTGCCCAGCGTCCCGAGCGGGAAGCCCCGTAAAACTGGAAGCATCCTCGCGCCCGCTCATCAGAGCAGGCCATGTCGATCATTTTCTGGTATTTCTTCACCGACGTCTTAGACATCTTCTGCTTCAGCTTTAGCGCTTCCCGGATGCCAGGATCTCTGCAGGTCTTCAGATACTCTTCAATGTGCGCCTTGTCTAAGGACTCTACGGGAAAGCCTTTTGCTTTTAGCCATCCCTTAAGCTGGGGAACAGATTTCGGATTCTGCAGCCCTGTCAGGTCCTTTGCCTCCTGCAGCACATGCTTCTGGTACTCGGTGTCTTTCTTTACGATGGTCTTTGCCATCGGAAGATCCAGCCGGACCCCCCGGTCATTGATCCTCTGGTCAAGTGCCCAGAGTTTTCTCTCATCGTCCGGAATTCTGCAGTAGCTGAGCTTCTTCCGGATCGCTTGCTCTGTAACCACATCCCTTCTGTTGTACTCGATGAACTCCGCCCATTTTTCAGGGTCAGTCTCTTTGGTGTTTTGCGACCTCATGCCGTTTGACTTTGTTTTTCGGCACGGCTGACAGAAATACCGGATCAGAGCTTTTCCTGTTTTAAGCTTCTGCTCATCCTCCGGCAGGCCGATGGCGGATCCTACCGCGTCAAGAGACCGCGGGAAGCCAAGATACAGCGCCCTGATCATAGTGTCGTCCCACTCTTCCGGCGGGCAGTAGCGCCCGAAGTATCGAGCGAGACAGGTCCTTTCGAAGTTAGCGTTATATGCAGTCTTCAGGACTCCTGGATCGTAGAGCATCTTTTCAAATTCTGAGGTATCCGCATCGGGCTCGGTTAGATCGATGACGGAGACCTCTCCGCCATCAATGCTGTAACCGATCAGGAGGATCGTAAATGACGGATCCTCTGCATACTTATAGACTCCGACGTCTGCGAGTTTTGCCGCGCTGAAGGTCTCGATATCGATTCCTAAAGTCGTCATATCCTACTCCTTAAAATGGTGAGTCAATGCTGAAATCATCGTCTTCCGAGAACTCAAAATCGTCATTGAAGTCATCCTCTGCGGAAGCGGCTGCACCGCCAAGGCGCTGATCATCTTTCAGCTTCTGGACGTTGTTCAGCCCGACTGCGACCCCCTTGTTTCCGTTTACAGAGTACGGGTAGAAGTTTACGCTGACTCTTCCCCAGCATCCGGAGTACACCTCATCAGGATCCAGAATTTCGTTGCAGTCCTTGTCCACGATTCCCGGCTTTCTGTCGCTCTTGCAGTTGAAGAAGTACATCCCCTTATACTCTGGCGCTTCGTCTGCTCTTTCCTCATCACCGTCACGCAGAGGCATGTGCAGGTTCGAAGGCTTTTTGCCGTTGAACTTTGTGCTGATTCCTTCCTCCGCAGCGGATTTCATCGCCGCCTGAATTTTTTTCAGCGTCTTTGTGTCTTTTTTTGGCACCAGTACGCAGAGGCTGTACTTCGCATCTGTTCCTTCGGTGAAGCTTCTCTTGCTGAAAATCTGTACATAGCTGAGTCTTACAAGTCCAGTTACTACTTTTGTTGTTGCGTCTGCCATAATTAATCCTCCTTAAAATCTTCTGCTGCTTCTTTAGTCTTATTAAGAGCCGGGCGCTTGTCGCTTTCCGGGACCAGCACCGGCTTCCCCTCTGGTTTATCGATGTAATTTCCGATCAGCTCCTCAAACTTTTTCTTTCCAAGGAGCTTCTGCATTGCGGTTACGCCGAGGAGCTTCTTTTTATAGATCTCTTCTTCCGGGTAGCCCTTTGCTATCAGGACGTCCCTGATCTTATCCTCATCGGTATAGATTCTGTTTGACCGGCCTTCCACCAGTTTCCAGCCAGGATAGTAGATCCCATCATCCACGGCGGATTTAAGCGCATAATCCTTGACATCGCTTGCCCAGCGGACAAGCTCATCTACCTTGCTTAATACATCTGCAATCTCTTCATCCGTCAGCTGCGGCGGATCCTTAAATTCATACTGCGCGAGTTTCAGATTTTCTTCCGCTCTTGCTCTGCAGGTCGCCTGTGCCTTACAGAAGCGGCACTGCACTTCGCCAGGATGGAATTCTCCCTTGCAGGAAAGCGCCTCTTCAGCAGCGGGCTTGACTTTTTCCTCCGCCCACTGCTTAAGCTCTCCGATTGAGAGTTCCTCAGTTGAGATGTGATCAAGTCTCGGCTGAATAATCGTCATCCGGACGGCTTTGATGTCATAGAGCATGTCCCACTCGGTTACAGCCCCGATGCCGTAGAGCCTGAGCTGAGGGTTATCTACAGCATCAATCCGGACTCCTTTTCCGTATTTAAGGTCAATGATCTGCAACACCCCGTCTGCAATGATGACCACATCGCCTGTGCCAAAGCCTCCAGGCACGTACTCAGAGAAGTCGAGTCTTTGCTCAGACTCCAGAATTGCATCAGATGTATCCTTTTTAATCGCGTTGAAGATTTCCCACACCTGATTTGCATAGGAGCGGATGCAGTCATCCATCTCTGTGCAGTAGTACTGTGACTCCTTGATCGCTTTATACTTCCGGTTAAATTCAGTCTTGCGGATTGCCCCACTGTTGTACTTGATCATGGCCTCCGCCAGGCTGTGGGCAACAGTTCCCTCCTGCGCTGCTTCTGATGATCTGTCCGGAATATCCTTCTCCAGGCTGTAACTCCCGGGACAGGCCAGCCAGCGATGGGCTCCGGAAGCCGACAGCTTCGCGTGTACATCAGGCATCGAAGACCTCCTCCGCTTTTGCGTAGAAATCAGCGTACTGCTCTTCCTTAAGGTCTGTCAGGTTCTTGATTCCGAAGTCCTTGAAAAGGACCTTCATCAGATCCCGCTGTCCGTCCTGCTTGGCCTTCGTCAGGCGCTTTCTGATGTCCGTGAGTTTGATCTTCTTCTCTGCCGGCTCCGCTTCAGGCGCTTCCTGCTCCTCTTCAACTGGCTTCTTCTCTGCTGGCTCCGTTTCAACTGGCGCCGGCACTTCTTTCAGTTCTTCCTTTTTCACCCCTTCAACCTTCTTCGCAGACTTTTCTGCAGCCTTCCTGACTTCCTCTCGGCAGGAAAAGGGATAGACAAGGGCCTGAATAAGACCCTTTGCCATTGCTTCGTCCGCCTCTGCGGCAGACATCTTGATCATTAATTCCATATAATCCTCCTTTATGATTTTGTTTTATCGTCAAGATCAAAAGCTCTTGCGGCATTGAGCAGTTTCAGATCCTGCTCTATTGTGTTTTCGGCTCCCAGGTCCTCCAGCGTCTTGAGCTGGAAGCGGATACGGCGGAGCATTTGATCAGAGTCCATTCCCCCTGATGCGCGGCTTACTATCCGCAGGATCAGCGCGATCTGGTCCGCGAGGGTCTCGTTGGCGCCGTCCACCATGATTGCTGCACCAAAGCTCGGTTTCCCATAATTTTCAAAACGTATCTTAATCATTACGCCCCCTATCTATTGCTTATGTGTCCGTATGCATGGTGCCCGTCGATCTCCCGGACCACCTCGTGCAGGATGGCAAGCAGGCTGTTTCCGGTCACATTGATCCGGTCGGTGTGTCCACCGAAGTAAGTTATCGTAACCGTTTCGGTCGACCCGTACAGGTTGCTTTTTCGGTCGTACGACAGATAATTGACATCGGCCTCTACTGCGATTACCGCCATTGTTAACGTCTTTTCAACATACTGTTTTTTCTGTTCGTAGATATCCATGTTTTGTCCTTTTTGTGATATACTGTAGTTATCGATTCCTTTTGGCCTTATCTGGACCCTGCAATATGCAGCATGCAACGTTCCGATAAGGCCTCTTTTGCGCTTTCAATTGGCATTCCTCCTTTCCTCTTCCCAGATTTTCATGATGTCGATCCCGTGCTCCCGGAGATCTGCTTCCAGATCGGTGAGTGAGACGTATCCTTCTTCTTCGCAGCAGAGCCATTCCACGATCGCTCTGGCGATCCGCTCCTCTCGGCGCACTCCGCCGACCTCGAGCTTGTGGAAATCTTTGTAGTGGGTGATCACACAGTCCGCAGCCACGATGGATATGAGCTGCACGATCCGGCGCCCGGCCTCCTTTGAGATCTCCTCAACCCGTGCCATCACCTGCTTGTCCGCCTCCGTCTTAATCATCGTCTTGAGCTGGCTGACGGTCAGATTGTATGTGGCTTCTTTCTTCTTAGGTTTATCTTTCTTCTTCCTTCCTGCTATCTGCATTTTTGCCTCCTACCAAGCCATCAGCCCGGTGGCCCAGCCATAAACAAAGGCCACGGCAAACCCGCCGAACACAGCTATGGCAAAGATCAGGTATGCGGCGTCCTTGTATTTTTCCATCCGGTCCGGCCGGATCCGGTAATACCTGCCTCTAAACTTAAATGTCATCTTTCCACCTCCTGGGATACAGCCTCTTCGCTGTGGCATTGAAATTACCTCTCTTCCAAATCTCTGATCTTGTGTGCCTTGTCGATGATGGCAGAGATGTTGTAGCCGTAGACTGCGAGATCCGATCTTTCCGCTTGAAAATTATGCGGGTATCCAAGCTCCAGGAGCTCGTTGAGCAGCGCCCAGGCATACATGCCCTGGAGCAGAGTCGGATCTTGCTTCGGCTCCTTAAGCGGGTGCTCATAATGGTCCTTAATTCTGTTGTATCTGATTTTCTCCAACATCTTTCTCACCTCTCTATCTCCTGCATAATTCGTCCCGCGACCTCCGGCAGGTAGTATCTCTTGCCCACTCGGGACACGCCGTGCACAAGCTCTCTGATCCTGTGCGGGTCCTTAAAGCCCAGCACCTGCGCCAGTTCCTTCTGGCTGATAAACTCCGCCCCTCCGGAGGCTTTCCGGAGTGCAGCGATTAAATCCTGCTTAAGCATGGCTATCACTCTCTTCCTGCGTTGCCAGGAACTTGTTGATAAAGTACTTCTGGCCTTTCCCTGTCACCTTCGGAGTCTTTGTGATGTGATTGACTCCGTCTCCAGAGATATAAGAGCTTTCTTTAATCTCAAAGAGCTTCATTTCCATTGATCTCTGTGTTGGCATGTTTCGGTCTGATCGGCTGCCCTTTATCAGATAGCCGTTCTCCCGCATCCAGTGGAAGAGCCGCTTCTGGCCGATGTCTATGCCATTACCTTTAAGGATCTTCGCCAGATCGCCAATCAGGATCGATGTATTCGAGGCGGTGATCGCATCGCTGAAGATTTCCTTCGGTCGCATGCGCTCGATCTCTGCTGCCTGCTCTTTCCTGAGCGTTTCCTCTTCAATCCATTTCTTCGCTCTTTCCACCGGATCTGTGATCATGTAGGAATCCTGGTGCTTTCGTTTCAGCTCTGCTTCCATTGCGTTGAAAGCGTCGATGTACTTGACTTTAAAGCTCATGGCCTTACGCCCGGTGAATCCCATTGCCAGCAAGCTGAAGCCGTCACGGGTCATGTAGTAGACTCGGCGGTCACGGCCGTAAGAATCAGGCTCTGCCCCCTCTGCGAACATCTGTCCAAAATTGGACAGATCTTTTTTCAGATTGTCGATGTCACGTAGTACATGCTGATGCCCTTTTTCAAATACTTCGGCAACTTTTAAGCTGCTGGTCACAGCTTGTCGGTCTTTCAGTATTACAAGATCTACAGTCATTTAATTCTCCTTTCCAGTATCTTAAAAAGATACTCAATCCGCAAAAAAAATGTCCGCCGGATTCTTAATGTCGAGAAGCTGTATCATCTTCTCGACCTCATCGGTACCAAACACACCGCGCTTCATTTTATCGTAGAATGTCTTTGGCGTGATTCCAATGCTTTTAGCAACATCCGACTGGGACAGTCCCTTTTCCACGATGATCCCTTTAAGCTTATTAGTCCTAATCAAATTTACCACCTCATTTCCGTAACTTTACAAGATACCTCTACTATAAGCTTACGTTAGTAACTTGTCAAGAAACTTTTGTGACTTTAACGGCTTTTTTTGTTTGCGTGACGGTAGTTTTTGTATTATTATCAAGTTACCAACATTATTAAGCCACTGGAGGAGGGCAGTATGAATATCGGGGATAGGATAAAAAAAATTCGCACCGAAAAACTACGCATGAGCCAGGTCGACCTTGCAAAGGCAATAGGAGTATCCAAGCAGACGCTATACAAGTACGAAAACAATATCGTTACGAATATCCCATCGGATAAAATAGAGACTATTGCCCGCCTTGCTGGAATCGCTCCTGCTTACCTGATGGGCTGGACTGATGATCCTCAGGACTCCTCCGACGTTTACAACTTGAGGCGTGTGGCTCAGTGGCGGGAGAACAATCCGTACCTGGCGGAAGAGCCGCAATACTACACCGACCCCGACGTTTCTCGCATGGCTAACGAGCTAAAGGACCGGCCGGATCTCCGGGTCCTGCTGGATGCATCAAGGGACCTGAGCAAGGATGACATGTTTGAGCTAATCGATATTATCAACAAGATTAAGGACGGCACATGGAAAGAGTAGAAGTGCGGCTGATCGACCTGCCGACCAGCATCCGGGGCTTTACGGCCTACACGGAGGATGATACCGGAGAGCCGGTATTTACTATCATCCTTAACGCCAGGCTTGATCTATGTGCACAGATGAGGACCTACAAGCACGAGGTGCAGCATATCAACAATGCGGATTTTGATAGCATGATCCCCGCCGATCAGCTGGAGGCGGCGAGGCACGCAACTTTATAACAATATTATTTTTTAATCATGAAGGGAGAGTTTATCATGAGCAGCACTCAAATTAATCAGAATCAGCCTACATCATCGGATCAGAATAATTCGCCTAATCAATCGACCAAGAAAAATAAAGGCTGTGGAATTGGCTGCCTGTCCGTAATTATAGTCATTGCGGTAATAGTTGTGGCTGTCAACATCCTCGGTTCCGGTGGTAACTCAAAGGAGGATAAAATTGACAGCATCAAAGATGCTTTTAGCTGTAACAAAAAACTCGCTACCAGCATCTATAACGCTTCAGAGAAATGCGGCATGCACGCTGAGAAGCTGACCAGCGATGACGTTGAAAAGTCAGGTAAGTATCACTACATTGTTTCTGTATCCGATTATACAAATGTCATGCTTACCTATGGTAAAAATAAAGTCGATTCCATCATGACTGATGGCGGCGTGTATGTTTACACACCAAAGAAACATAAGCAGCTGAAGAAGTATATGGTAGATACCGACAGCTATGTGGAAGTTGAGACTGCCGCTCAGGAAGCAGTGAAGGATCAGCTTAAGGCTCCGGATACTGCCAAGTTTAAAGACCTGAAGGTGCAGAGATCAGGAAACACTTTTACATTCACTGGTACTTTTTCCGCACAGAATTCCTTCGGCGCTCAGCTGACGGAAGCTTATTTTGGTAAAGCGAAGAAAGACGGAGACAACTACACTGTCACGGAGTGCACACTGGGCGAATAAGTTAAATCTGACAGCCTTAAAGTGAAATGCTGCGACTTAAGTTTAAAACTAAACCTAAAACTAAACTTAAAACGTATCAAACTGTATCAGATCGTACATAATCGTACACACGGAGGTGATCCTATGCCGTCGAATAAAAAGAGATACACCTTTACCTACCAGGGTAAGCGCTACAGTGTTTTTGCATCGTCACCTAAGGAGGCAGGTCTGAGGATAGCAGAGAGGCAGAAGGAGCTGGAGACAGAGAGCAAGAGCAGGTCCGGATCGCAGCTGGTAAAGGACTGGGCACTGGAGTGTATTGATACGTATAAGACCAACTTGAGGCCTAAAGTAAGGCGTGACTATGTGGATCTCGTGCGTCATTGCATCCTGGAGCCGATCGGGGATCTGCAGCTTAAGGCAGTGCAGCCGATTGATTGTCAGCAGTGCCTTAACCGCCTTTCGGGGATGTCCAACAGCTACATCAATGCCGTCTTCCAGGCGCTCCATTTTATCTTTAAGTACGCTGTGATCAATGGGCGCATCAGCACGGACCCCACGGAAGGCTTGATCAAGCCTACAGGCACCCGTAAAAAGCGCCGGGCACTTACCCCGGAGGAGCGGGAAAAAGTCCTTGCCACGGCTCCACAGCAGCGCACGTGGTGGGTCTATCTCTTGATGATGCTCTGCGGATGCCGTCCTGGAGAGGCGGCGGAGTGCAAAGGATCTGACCTGGAGACCGTCATGTCTATGTCCGGTGATCCAGTCCATATCCTGCACATCCGAGGGACCAAAACTAAGGCCGCTGACCGCAGAGTGCCTGTGCCGGATGAGCTGTATAATCTGATCAAGGATGTGCCTAATGATGAGTACATCTCCGTTACTCGTGGCAACGGCAAGCATGGCCAGAACTGGTCCAGGCATTTCCGGACCTTTTGTCGGCATGCTAAGATCACAGCTGATGATCTCTCGGCTTACAATCTCCGTCATGAGTACGGCACAGAGTGTGCAAGACGTGGTCTGGATGTGCGCGTCACCATGAGGCTCATGGGACACTCCAGCATCAAGATGACGGCGGAAGTGTATACCAATCTGGAAGACTCCGACGTGCTGTCCTCGGTGTCCACTCTCCGTCACGCCAGATCAGGTGTGCACCCTGATAACCCATCAGATCAGAACGTGCACCCAAATGTGCACCCAACCGCTGAAAGCGTTGGAAATGCATGACTTCACCCTAAGTGACAACCAGAAGGTCACAAGTTCAAGTCTTGTATGGGCCACTTCGAATGTGAGCCTGTATGCGTTGAAATTTCAATGCGTACAGGCTCACTCTTTTTATATTCTTCTGTTAGATGGCTTTAACAAAAAGGAGAAAATCGGGGCAAAAAGGGGTCTGATGTGTGCACCCACCTGTGCACCCGAATCCAGCAAAAACACAGGACGTCGCTCAGACAGATGAAAATAATATAAATAAATTATTCTATTTTATATTGACTTTATTCAAACTCATGCTATAATATAGATAAAGATAAGGGAAGGGCAAAAAAGGAGAACACCATGAAACTTACAAAAGAGAACGTCATGAAGGTTATGAACGAAAACAATGAATATGATTTTTTCGGACTTAGACATGATTCTAACGCCTACGAGATCGGCGAGGTGGTTAACCGTAGCCACCAGTGGTATCAGGACGATCCGTCAGAATGGGGCGAAGAACTTCCGTATAATGAAGATCTCAGGTTGTGGGACGGTGGAGAACTCGACGGAACATGTGCAATCACGATTGACGAGAACGAAGTAGAGAAGGCGATTGATGCGTCCAACAGATACGATGGCGATCATCTGTACCTGATTGCAAGTTCTAACGCCTGGGGCGGAAACGACTATATGGAATCCATCATGGCGGACGCAGTTGTTGTGGCAGAGTTTGAGTAGGAAGGGAGAACAACATGAAAAAAGTTATTAACGGAAAGCTCTACAACACGGAGACCGCTAAGCTGCTGGGTGAGGATAGCTACAGCCACCCTGGGGACCTCGCCCACTGGAGCGAGGAGCTCTACCAAAAACGAACTGGAGAATTTTTCATCTACGGCGAGGGCGGGCCGATGAGCAGATATGCTCAGACCACCGGCCAGAATGAGTGGTCCGGAGGCGAGCAGATCCAGCCGCTGACAGTAGAAAACGCTCGCCAGTGGGCGGAGCAGCATCTGTCCGCAGATGAGTATGGGTCAATTTTCGGCGAGATCGCCGAAGACGACAGTAAGAAAAACGTGACCCTTAGCATCGCCCAGGATGCCATCGAGCTGCTTGCCCGCATGGCATCAGAGACCGGAAAAACCAGATCGGAATTGGTCGAAGAAATGATCAGAAACTGCAAATAAAAAAAGAGCCGGAGCGAATCGCCCCGGCTCTTATTACTTTTTGAGATAATCAAGGATCCCCTTGGCCATCTGCACGCCGATCTTTTTAGCCTTCTTTTTCATCAGGACGTTATCCGCCTTGATGGATCCAACTTCGAAAATGCAGGCGGGGCAGATCGTAGCATTCAGCTCGTACAGATCTGTTCGCTTGCACACACCTCTCGTTTTCGTGCCCCTGATCCGGAGCACCCTTCTGTTCATCGCTGTGGCCAATTTCCGGCCATTTGCAGATGTGTACAGCGGGAGAGTGCCGGATGGTGCCTTGTCATAGTCGCAGTGGACCGATACGTAGAGCTCTGCCCTTGCCGAGTTGGCCCAAGTTACATCCGCAACCATGTTGCGATTATTACCGTGATCCGCATCGCTGAGCACCTTAATCCCGTGCTTACGCAGATAGGCAACGCATGCCTTTGTGATCGGCAGCATCATCTCCGCCTCGGTGTCTCTCTTATATGTGCAGCCACTATCCCACACGCCATTAGTCATGGTGCCATGCCCACACTGGATTGCAACCTTGTGCGCCATTAACGATCACCTCCCTTGCTCGTTGACTCAATGATGTCCTCGTCTGTCACGCTCTCATCCTTGCGCTCGATGTCATCTCTCGATGCATCCGCCTCTTTATATGCCGCAGCATCAAGCTCAGGCAGTCCGGCGACGCTGGTAAGCAGGCTCAAAATTGCCGCCAGCACGGACGCGGACAGCACCATCCTCCAGTCTACGGATTCGAGTGCCGCCGCAGTACCGATGGTAGCAATCGCTGTCTGAGCCAGTGTTTTCACCGCCCTGACACTTGCCGCTTCAATCCATCTCTTATCAACTACACTAAAGTCAGCAGGACCCGGAAGCAAAAAGCTTTTCACAATCTCATCTTCATTACGTTTCTTATTCATTCTTACCCCTCCCTAATTGCATCTAATTGATCGCCAGTACTCCGTGTCCCTGCGTTCTGCTTCTGCTTCGGTGATCAGCTCCAGATTTTTAACATCTTTCCAGATTTTCTCACCGGTTCCGTTTCCTCCCATGCTGAGGTACGGTACGGCAAAACGTTCTAAATTGTCAAGCTCTGATTTCGTGATGCCTTTCCTCCGGAGATACTGCCCACCGAGATACCAGATCCGGTCATGGGCGATTCCAAGGATCAGCTTCTGCTCGTCGGACAACTTTTTCCTGTGCTTTCCAATTTCAAATTTTAAAAGCTCCCACAGCCCCGATCCACCTAAGACGGCGCACAGGAGCTGCCAAAAATTATCACTCATTATTCAAAATCCTCGCCTGTGATCTCTTTGTACCGCTCTCTGCTGATGATGTTGTCTGCTACATCCTGGAGCAGCACTGCTTTGGTCTGCTCCTTATACCTCGTCGGACACTTCGCCCACTCCTGCGTCCCAGCTTCCAATCTTCTCGCCCAAATTCTCGCCATAAAGTTAGCCATTATTTCACCCCCGTTTCTCCGGCTGCTCCGATCTCTGTTGTGTCGTCGGAGAGTTCGCAAAGCGCGTCTTCAATATCCGCCAGCCTGGCGTCTAGTTCTTCGGACAGCTCACACAGTCCATCTTCAGATGTACCAATGCGCTGTGCGCTTGCATCATGTTTGCCGTCCGCGTAATTCATAAATTCCGACACACGTTCATAAACGGCATCACGATAACTCTTGAATTCCTTCATAATTTCTTCGAGCATAAAATCACCTCCACAGGCTATAAAATAACTGCTCCATGTTCCGCGCGGAATTATAAGCACTGCATTGCTTTGCGTATCCGCGCCACGATTGATATGTTCGAGATGCTGATGGTTCGTCAACGCCTTTTTGCGCCATTCGTTTCAGTTTACGCCGATTCCTTGTGATATTCTTTCGGTTTAGCCGAACGAGAATTTTCCCGGTTTCGGTAATGCAAAAACGCTTTTTCAGATACGAGAAACTCCCGCGGTCGAATCGCGTTATATTTGTGTGCTTTGGGTTCAGCTCCAATTTCAACCCGCGCAATTTCTCTTCTATCCGCGCTTTACACTCTTTCAGATATTCAATATCTTCGTGTATCAGGTAGCTATCATCCATGTATCTGCCATATCCGCGAATGTGCAATTGCTCTTTTATGTAGTGGTCAATATCGTTAGGGTAGTATATTGCGCAGGTCTGCGAAACTTCAGAGCCTAAACCCAGACCGCAATCACCCGGAAACGCATCAATAAATAGTTTTGTCAACTCGAAAACTCGGGCGTCATCAATAACCTCGCGCAGTTTATTCAGCAGAATTTCATGGTTTATGCTGTCAAAATATGACGCATAGTCCATTGTTAGAATCCCGCCTTTACGTCCGTGTTTCCGGTAATGATCTGCCAAATGTTTCTTTAACCGCCTCAGCGCGAAATCAGTTCCTTTACCCTTGATACTTGCAGAATTGTCATAGATAAGTCGCGGTTCGATTGTCGGGCGCAGTGCATTCTCTACGAGCGATTTTTGTACGCATCGTTCCGAGATATGGACTGACCGTATATGCCTGGTTTTACCGCGCTCGCAAATATCAAACTCATTGAATCCACGCGGTTTATATTTACCGCTCATTAAATCGTTCGATAATGACGCACACCACCTGGTCTGATTAATTCCGAACATCTGTGTGGATGATTTCCACATCACATTTTTACGGCATTTCTCTGCCGATTTCATTAATGCTGAAAATGACGCAACATCTTCGAAAGTTACCATCTTTACCTCAATCCACCGCGCGCATACCATCATGCTATATGCAATGAGGAATTCCGCATTGCATAGCCGCGGCACCTATTCACCCTAAAAGGCGTGGTCATTCTCCCCTGTATCATGATTGTTGTGCTTTCGTGTTACCTACTCGCCTAACTGGTCGATATATCCGAAGGGCGACAACGCATTGTTGTTGTTGCTGGCGTTGTTATAATTGGCACTACCGTTGTTGTTGACATTGCAGAAGTAGCTTCCGTCCGAAGAATGCGGAGAACGCTCTTGCGGAGAATAACCAATAATATTTATTTCATCAGTGATTTATCCGACTTCATGACGCCGGAAATAGCGTTTGAAATGTCGTTACACGTTGATCCTATATATTGTTCCTCTTTGTGGATTTTGTCCGCTTTTACGTCATTTGAGTTTTTGCACAGCTCTAAAAAGATATATGACGCGGTAGCGATGTGCTGAACGATTCCTCTCGATTTCTGAAACAACATTCTGCGGATATTGTAATCTTCCGCATTCGTTTTCTTAGTCATAAAAATCGAGTTCGCAACTTGCGCATATTCAAGCGCGCGCAACCCTTCTTTAATCAAATGATCGCCGTAATTCGCTTTATACTTTTTCGGTTTGTTTGCTGTGATTTTCCCGATGTTAATATTTAACTCCATCAGGAGATTCAAAAACTCAACTTTAGATTTTGATCTTTTCCAAGTCGGAACACTCATATATAACCTCTATAAAAATTTCCGCGGCATATCGCCGCGGATTATAAGATTTTAGATACAGCCGAAGGGCGACAACGCACTGTCGTCG